CGGCCAGTCGATGACGTTCGACATCGGCGAGGCCGAGTACGTCGGTGAGGGCGCGAACAAGGGCCCCTCGACGATCACGCCGACCGTGAAGACGGTCGAGCCGTTCAAGTTCCACAAGACGGTGCGGTGGACCGAAGAGGTCCAGTGGGCCGACGAGGACCACCAGATGAACGTCGTGCAGCAGGTGCTGGACCTGATCCAGCCGGCGCTGTCTCGTGCGCTCGACTTCGGTGTGTTCCACGGCATCAACCCCACCGGCGGCGCCGCGGTGGCGGCGATGGCCGAGTCGCTGTCCGACACCACGAACGCGGTCGAGATCGGCGCGGCCGACGAGCCGTTCGCCAACCTCGACGCCGCCGACGCGCTGGTGCTCGCCGACGGCTACCTGCCGTCCGACGCAGCGATCGACCCGGCGTTCGCGTCCCGGTTCGCGGCCAGCCGCACCACCGAGGGCATCAAGCGATACCCCGAGCTGCGGCTCACCACCGCGGTGTCGGACCTGGAGGGCCACCGCACGTCGGTGTCCAACACGGTCGGCGCCGTCGGCGTGGCCGCCGCTGCGACCAACACGCGGGCCTTCGTGGGTGACTTCAACGCCATCCGCTGGGGCATCCAGCGCCAGATCGGGCTCGAGATGATCCGCTACGGCGACCCGGACGGGCAGGGCGACCTGAAGCGCAACAACCAGGTCGCGTTCCGCGCTGAGGTCGTTTACGGCTGGGGCATCGCCGACCTGAACGCGTTCGCCGAGCTGACCGACGCGGTCGCCTGATCGGAGGGCAGTGATGGCTGACAAGACGACCACGCTGTACCACCAGAACGGCGTGAAGGTGTCGGTCTCGTCCGAGAAGGCCGAGGGCCTTCAGGCGGGCGGGCTGTTCAGCACCAAGTCGCCCTCGACGTCGACCGCGACGTCGAAGGCGTCCACCAGCAAGTGAGCGGAGGGGTGACCCGTGGCCGCTGTGTCGTTGACGCCAGCCGATCTGACCCCCTTCGCCTCCATTCAGGAGGCGAAGGCGCAGGCGATGATCGACGACGCGCTGGCGCTGGCGGCCCGGGTTGCCCCCTGCATCACCGAGGGCACGTTCGCCTACGACGCTGCGGCTAAGGCGATCCTGCGCGGCGCGGTGCTGCGCTGGCATGAGGCCGGCAGCGGCGCTCGGTCGTCGTTCCAGGTCGGGGCGGTGCAGGAGGCATACGACACCCGCCAGACCCGGCGGGGCATGTTCTGGCCGAGCGAGATCACCGAGCTGGAGCGGCTGTGCCAGGAGTCGCAGTCCGGTGCCGCGTTCTCCATCGACACGGTGCCGTATGAGCTGGAGCTGCACGCGGAGTCGTGTGCGCTGCGGCTCGGTGCGGACTACTGCGATTGTGGCGCCAACTACGCCGGGTTCCCGATCTTCGGGCCTGAGGCGCAGCCATCGCCATGATCCTCGGCCCGCACACCCTCACCCTGCTGCGGGCCCCGGTCGCCACCGACGCCTACGGCAACGAGGGTGAGCGGGACTGGGCGTCCCCGGTCCGTACTGACTTCGAGGGCTGCTCGGTGCAGCCGGCCGGTGCCGACGAGTACACCGTGGACCGGGAGTCGGTGACGGTGCGGCTGCGGGCGTTCATCCCGGGCCTGGTGGACGCGGAGTCGACGGACCGGGCCGAGTTCAAGGGCGACACGTACTACATCGACGGTGTGGAGCCGTGGGACTTCGAGCCCCTCTCGCACACCGACCTCCTTTTGCGAAGGGTCGAAGGATGATCGGGTTCAAGCTGTACGACGCCGGGTACGCCGAGCCGGTGCGGCTGTCGCCGGAGCACGCGGAGGCGCTGGGCGCGACCGAGGTGTCGGAGCCGGACGACTCCCGGCCGAAGGAGTCGGCGAACAAGGCCGCGTGGGTGGACTACGCCGAGCGTCAGGGCATGACGCGGGAGGCGGCGGAGTCGTCCACGAAGGCTCAGCTGGTCGAGCAGTTCGGCTGAGCCCCGTGGCCACCTCGATCCGCCTGGAGCTGAACAGCGCCGGCATGAAGGCGCTGCTGACGTCGGCTGAGACGCAGCGGATGATCGAGGCGACCGCCGAGGACGTGGCCCAGCGCGCCCGTGGCCGCTCCGTGAGCGTCGAGGGCGACCCGGGCGAGGTGCAGGTGCCCATCGACGTGGTGAAGGCGCACGGCGGCACCAGGGCGCGTGCGCTGGTGGTGCTGGACCACCCCGCGGGCTCGGCGGTGGAGTCGAAGCACCGCGTTCTGGGATCGGCGCTGGGCTGATGCTGCCCGTCGTCACGCTCCCCGACGCCGAGATCGCCGCACTGGAGTTCCTGCGGCCGCTGCTGGCGTCAAGGCCGGAGACTTACGCGGCCGGGGTGAAGGTTGGGACCGTCGTCCCCGCCACCCGCCCGTTCGTGCAGGTCCGCCGCATCGGCGGCTCGTCGGAGACGCCGGGCGTCGACCAGCCGCGGCTCGACGTGATCGTCTACCACGACACCGACTTCAACCGGATGGCACTGGCCCGGCTGTGCTGGGCGCTGTTCAAGGCCGCCGCCTCCGACCGCGCCGGACAGGCCGCCGTCTCGTATGTGTCGACGCTGCTGGGTCCGCGGCAGATGCCCGATCCGGCGAACGCATCGGCGCGGGTCTGCATGTTCACGATCGACCTGCTGGTGCGCCCCCTCTGATCTTCCCGCCTGCGCTCGCCGGGCGGGTGTCCGCAACACCCACATGAAGGAGAACCCTGATGGCTCTCACCGCCTCGCAGATCCGTGTGCCAGGCACCGGCGAGCTGTATGTCGCAGCGGTCGGGACCGCAGCACCTGCCGACGCCACCGCCGCCCTGGCCGCCCCGTGGAAGGGGCTCGGCTACACCCAGGACGACGGCGCCACCCTCTCCCGGAGCCTCGACCGGGAGCCGGTGACGGCGTGGCAGTCGATCACCCCGCTGCGCTACATCTACAACGGCGCCGAGCTCACCGTGGCCGCGGCGATGCTGCAGTCCAACAACGAGATCGCCACCCTGTGGTTCGGCGGCGGCAACTTCGCCGAGACCTCCGTCGGGTCCGGCGAGTACAAGGCCGACATGCCCACCGTGCCCGAGGGCGTGGAGCGGGCCGTGGTGCTGGAGTGGACCGACACCGGCCCCGCTGAGGACATCGTGAACCGGCTGTTCATCCCCCGCGCCGAGCTGCGTGACACCGGCGATGTGCAGCTGACCCGCACCGGGCCGACGGCGTTCCAGATGACGTTCGCCGCGCTCGCCCCGAACTCCGGCTCGGTGCTGGCGACCTGGCTGACCAACGACCCAGCGTTCGCACCGCCGGCCTGATCCCTCTCTGCTGCCCCCGACACCGGTCCTCGCCTTCCGGTGTCGGGGGCGACTTTTCACGAAGGCGAGAAGGGAAGGCGAGACCATGAGCAACACCAAGACCGCGAAGAAGGCCGCCGAGCAGCAGCCGGATGCCGAGGAGACGAGGGCCGCGCAGGACGCCCAGGTCGCCGAGGCCAACGGCACCGCCCGCACCTTCACCTTCGACGGCTACGAGTACGAGATCCTCGAGAACCAGCCGTCGTGGAAGGCACTGGACTACGTCAGCCAGTACGCCGTGGACAACAACAACATGGCGATGGTCCCGGCCATCAAGGAGATCATCGGCCCCGACCAGTGGCACCTGGCCGCCCAGCGGCACCGCGGTGACCAGATCTCCGACTTCTGGGTGGAGCTGAACAAGGCCGCAGGGGGAAACTGACCGGCCTCGCCGTCACACTGCGGCACTACGGCGAGGCGCTGGAGGCCGACTTCGCCCGCTTCTACCCCCGGCATGACCTGCTCGACTTCTACCGCGGGCGGATGTCGGCGCGGCGGCTGCGGGTGCTCATCCAAGGACTGCCGGCCGACGCCGCGTCCCGGATCGCGCGTGCCGAGGACGAGCCGCGGGAGACGGCGCAGCCGGATGATCCCGGGGGCAAGCTGGCGCCGGTGAAGTGTCTGGCCGACATCCCGGTGGCCAAGTCGATGGCCGAGGTGGGGAAGTTCGTCAACTCCAGCGGCGACGAGTTCAGCGAGACGTTTGGTCAGGCTGGCTGACCTCGGGCTTGCCCGGCCACAGCAGGATCAGCAGCAGCCCGATGGGGCCGAGCAGCAGCCCCAGCACGAAGCCTTCGGTCTGGGTGCGACTCCCGCCGCGCCATTGGGCGGCGAAGCCCCCGGCGATCGCGCAGACGACCCACAGCATGACGACGACGTTCAAGTCCATGCGCAGCAGTGTGCACGGGGCGTAGCCGTCCTGTCCCGGAAACCGGCAGAAAGGTGGTGACCCGTGGCATCTGAGGTGGGTTCCGCCTATGTGTCCATTTTGCCCTCAGCCAAGGGCTTTGCCGCCAATCTGCAGCGCGAGATCGGCTCCGACCTGGCCCGGGCGGGCAAGCAGGGCGGCGAGGACTTCGGCAAGGGCTTCGAGCGCGCCGCAGGTGACCGGGCCAAGCGGGTTGGTAGCGGTCTGGCCGGGGCGATCGGCCCGGACGTCAAGAAGGCCGGCGACGCGGCTGGTGAGGACTTCGGCAAGGCGTTCGAGTCCTCCGGCACCAGCCGCGCCAAGCGTCTCGGCTCGGGTCTGCGGAACCTCGTCAACCGTGACGCCGCCCGCGCCGGGGATGCGGCCGGCGAGGACTTCGGGGAGGCGTTCGCGGGCTCGGCCGAGGATGGCATCTCCAGCAAGCTGAAGGTGGGTGCCGCCGCTGGTGCAGCACTCGCCGGCGGTGTGGTGGTCGCCGGGATCGGTGAGGCCCTGGAGCGCGGCAAGCTCGACTCGAAGCTCGCCGCCCAGCTCGGCCCCGGCCCGCAGACCAAGCGCGCCACCAAGGCCGCCTCCGCCCTGTTCGCGGGCGCGTGGGGCGACTCGGTGGAGGATGTCAACACCGCGGTCGCGTCGGTCACCATCGGCATCAAGGGGATGCGGCGCGCCTCCCAGCGGGAGCTGAAGGACGTCACCGCCTCGGTTCTGGACATCGCCACCGCGTTCGACCAGGAGTCCACGTCCATCACCCGGGCGGCCGACCAGCTGATCCGCACCAACCTGGCGAAGGGTCCGCGTGAGGCCCTGGACATCATCACTCGCGGGTTCCAGTCCGGCGCGAACGAGGCCGACGACCTGCTCGACACCTACGCCGAGTACTCCACCCAGTTCCGCAAGCTGGGGCTGGACGGCCAGGAGGCCACTGGGCTACTGAGCCAGGGTCTGCGCGCTGGTGCTCGTGACGCCGACATCGTGGCGGATGCGCTGAAGGAGTTCTCCATCCGGTCGGTGGAGGCACTCACCGAGGTCGACTCCAAGGGGCGCCCGCAGGTCACCGAGCTGGGGCAGGCGTTCGAGACGCTGGGCTTCGACGTCCTCGACGCCAAGGGCAACCTGTCCGATGTCGGGTTCGCGCTGCAGGAGGATCTCGCGGCCGGCGGGGACCGCGCCCGTGAGGCGCTGGGGAAGGTTCTCGGGCGGCTGCGTGACGTCAAGGATCCGCTGACGCAGAGCAAGACGGCGGTGGCGCTGTTCGGCACCCAGGCTGAGGACACCGGCGAGGCGCTGTACGCGCTGAACCCGGACAGTGCTGTGGACGCTCTCGGCAAGGTCGGCGGCGCGGCGAAGCGGATGGGCAAGACGCTCAACGACAACGCCGCCACCCGGCTCGAGACGTTCAAGCGGAGCATGCAGACCCGCTTCGTGAACTTCCTCGGCAACGACGTCATCCCGGCGGCCGAGAGCCTGTGGCGCGACATCGGCCCGGATGTGCGGAAGTTCGGTGGCGCGCTGGCGGACATGGGCGAGGAGATCGGCCCGGTCGTCAAGGATGTCCTGCCGATTTTCGCTGACGTGCTCGAGGATGTGGCCAGTGCCATCGGTGCGCTGGCGAAGCAGTTCAACAAGCTGCCCGCGCCGCTGCAGGCCGCCCTCATCGGCGGTGGCCTGTTCGCCTTCGCTCGCCGTAAGAGCGCGGGTGGGATGCTCCCGGCGCTCCTGCCATCCCTGGCGCCGGCCGCGGCTGCGGCGGGTGGCACCGCTGCCGGCACGGCGGCCGGTGTGGGCGCGGGAACCGCTGCCGGTGGCGTGGCTGCCGGGGCCACCGCGGGCAGGTTCGCCCGGTTCGCGGGTGGTGCACGTGCAGGCGGTTTGGCTGCCCTGGGGCTCTACGCCGGGCAGAAGAGCGTGTCGTGGATTCAGGATCTCGGCGAGCAGGCTCCGAAGATCGGCGCGCTCGGCACCGCTCTGCGCAACATGGGCACCTTCGGCGCCGGGAGGCTGCCCGGCGAGATGGAGGATCTGTCCGACACCGTCGAGCGGCTGACGTCGGACAGCATGGCGCACCGGCTGGAGCGCTGGGCGGGCTCGTATGACCAGGAGTCCGAGGAGGTCAAGAACCTCGACGACGCCTTCGTGCGGCTCGCCCGCGAGCGTGGTCTGCCGGCCGCCCGGCGTGCGTTCAAGGCGATGGCGGAGTCCGAGGATCTCAGCCATCAAGAGACCAAGGCGCTCATGTCGATCCTGCCGGGCTACCGGCGGCTGCTGAACGGCGCCTCGGACGCGGCGGACAACCACGGCGTGAAGCTGGGGGGCGCCCGTAAGGCGGGCTGGGATCTGCTGGGGCTGTGGCGGCAGAACCTGCTGCCCACGGCGAAGGATCTGACGAACCGGTTCGGTTTGACGTCGCGGGAGGCCGACCTGCTGCGCCGTGAGCTCGGCGACACGACGGGCACCGCCAAGCAGCACGAGAAGCAGCTGCGCCAGGTCGCCAGGCAGCTGGGGTTGAACGAGCAGGAAACCGAAGACCTCATCAAGAAGTACGGCGACATCCCGAAGAAGGTGGAGACGCGGGCGGAGTTCCTGACCGATGAGGCCGAACGCAAGCGGGACGCGTTCCTCGAGCGCACCAAGGGCAAGTTCTCCGACCTCGGCAACGACACCTACGCCATCATGGTCAACGGCACGTCGGGGCACGGGCGGATCTTCGCCCGAGGCGGCTTCTACGAGAAGCACGAGGCGCAGATCGCCAAGCCCGGCGACATGCGGGTGTGGGCGGAGCCGGAGACCGGCGGCGAGTCCTACATCCCGCTGCACCCGAGCAAGCGGAAGCGGTCGTTGGGTATCTGGGCCGAGACCGGGAAGCGGCTCGGGGTGGAGGGCTTCGCTGACGGCGGCATCACCGGCCGTGTGAACACGAAGGTCGAGATGGACCTGTCGCGGCTGAGCGCGATGGTCGACAAGATGGTGAAAGCGCTCTCGGCCGCCGGTGGCAGCGTTCCGGCCACCCTCGCGTGGGCGAAGCGTCAGGTCGGCGATCCGTACCTGATGGGCGGAACCGGCCCGAACCAGTGGGACTGCTCCGGGTTCATGTCCGGCATCACGCACCACCTGTTGGGTCAGAACCCGTACGGTCCGCGGCTGTTCGCCACCAGCTCGTTCCCCACGTCCATGTTCGCCCGCGGTCCAGGCGTCTTCTCGATCGGCTCGACCCCCAACGCGGGTGGCGGCATCGGTCACATGGCGGGGACGTTGGGCGGGGTCAACGTGGAGTCGTCGGGCGGGGTGGGTGTGCGTGTCGGCGGCGGCGCCCGCGGTGCGAGTGACCCAATGTTCGGTGGGAACATCTGGCATCTGAAGCAGGGCCTCATCAAGCAGGTGATCGCCGGCGGTCGTGGCGACGTCGGTGCGCAAGGGCCGCTGAATCGGTATGAGCGGTACATCGTCGCGCACGAGTCCGGCGGCGACGTGCGGGCCAACAACCCCACGTCCACCGCGTTCGGCCTCGGGCAGTTGATCGAGGCCAACCGTGTGGCTTACGCCCGCCGGCTCGGGTTCAACGTGGGCAGGGAGTACGGCGACACCGGCACCACGAACTACGGCCAGCAGCTGGCGATGATGCGGTCCTACATCAAGGACCGCTACGGCTCCTCGGCCGCCGCCTACAACTACCACGTCAGCCATGGCGTGTACGACACGTCGTCGGACCGCTCGCCAGGGATCCTCAAGCCCGGTCTGACCATGGCCTACAACGGCACCGGCCGGGATGAGTACATCACCAACCGCGACCCGCGAGGCAACCGTGGGCCGCAGCGCATCGTGCTGGACTTCGGAGGAGGCAGGACGCTGAGCGGCTGGATCGATGACCGCATCGGTGGCGCGCAGGAGCACCAGGCCAGCGTCACCCGGATGGGAAGCCGTAGCTGATGGCGCAGGGAACCACCGTCCACCGTGCCGGCATCGACGCCTGGGTCGGCTCCGGTGAGCCCGCCGCGAACCATGCGGAAGCGCGGCAGCTGTGGCTGCAGAACGGCGCCCGCTACGCCTACGTGTTCTTCAACCGGCCGTTCCCGCTCGGCTCCACCATCGTCAACGCGACCCTGCGGTTGTACGCGAAGACCTCGTGGGGGTCGATGCAGACGCTGGAGGTGCATCGGCTCACCGAGCGGTGGGGGGTGAACCGGCTCACCTACAACAACCGGCCCTCCACCGGTGCGCTGGCGGCGTCGGTGTCGAAGACATCGGCCGCGGACGGCGACGAGTGGGCGTTCGACGTGACGTCGGCGCTGCAGTGGGTCTCCGACGGCGGCATCTGGTTCGGCTGGCGCATCGCCTCCCCCACCCTGTCCACACCGAAGGCGCTGTACTCCGGCGACGGTCCGGCGGAGTTCCGGCCGGTACTGGAGGTGACGTGGAGCCGGGCGCCGCAGGCGCCGACCACGCTGTCACCCTCGGGCAGCCGGGCGGTGAGCATCAGCAAGCCGACGCTGCGATTCGACTTCACCGACAACAGCGGCTCAACGAGCCTGCAGGCCGTCCAGGTGCAGATCGACCCGGCGGGCGCGTTCGCCTCCCCCGCGTTCGACTCCGGCACCGTCGCCGCCACCGAACCGGAGCTGGACCTGGCGACCACCGCCTACGCCGGCATCACCAACGGCACGGAGACCCGTTGGCGTGTCAGGGTGCAGGACGGCGCTGGACTGTGGAGCCCCTGGTCGGACCCGGCGCGCTTCCGCCGCGACAACAAGGGCACGCTGACGATCGACAACCCGCCATCGTCGGGACTCATCTCCGAATGGACGCCGCCAATCATCGCCAGCCTGTCCGGGGAGACGCTGAAGGCGTGGCAGATCTTCATCACCCCCGACGACGACCCGTCGGACCGGCTGTGGGACACCGGCCGCATGAAGCACACCGAGGCCGGGAACACACTGTCACGCAAGATCCCGAAGGCCATCATCGAGGACGACGCCGACTACCGCGTGGTGGTGCGCGTCTGGGACTCCAAGGACCGCGAGAGCACGCCCGGCGACCCGCTGTACACCCAAGCGGTGCGCACGTTCCACTTCAACGAAGACCCCACCCCCAACCCGGCCACCAGCCTCACGGCGGAGAACCTGCTGCCGCGGCCGTGGGTGGAGCTGAACTGGACCCGCGCCACCGCCCCCGACTCTTTCACCATCAAGCGCAACGGCAAGGTGATCGAGTCCGACATCGCCCCCGCCGACGTGCTGGTGTCGGGCACCTCGTACCGGTTCCGCGACAAGGACGCCAAGCCGTACCGGCAGCACACGTGGGTGGTGCAGTCCACCGTCAACGGGCTGACCTCGAGCAACAACCCGTCGGTGACGATCAAGACGCAGCAGCAGGGCATCTGGCTCACCGATCCCGAGCGTGAGATCGACGTGTTCATCGACGACCGCGACGAGGGCACGTGGGCGATGGGTGAGGAGGGCACCAACCATGCCCCCCTCAACGGCGACCAGCTGGTGCGGATCATGCAGGGGCTGCGTGGCTTCGAGGGCGCCGTGTCCGGCTACATC